CGCAGCCCAACCCGGAGGAAATTACGATGCAGCCTCCACTGCGGTGGTGATGAATTGTAAAAGTACACAATATCACACGTTCCCCTACACACCTTGTGTACTCACGATGTGTAGTAGGAGGAACTCGAACCTTGCCATTCAACGCGGCTAGACCAGTCACCTGGTCGGTCTAAGCTCCGGACGAATAAAACTTAAAGGGAAGGACATTTAGGCACCTGCCGGTGCAGAAGTGTCCGACCCTACTTAACGACTCGGGGGTCGGCTTTAACCGTGAAGCTAAAACCGCCACCGACTTCCATTTGTAAGCTTTAGAACCTAGCTCGTAGTGACTACGGCCTAGGTGCTGAAACTTCGTTTCGGACAGCCGCTTGAGGACGGTCTGGAGGTCCCAAGAGATCTCCTGACCCTCGCCAAGGGCTGAATCAGCGACGGAACACCTCTCCTGCCATTTACGCAAGGTAATTGGCAAGTGGGGGCAATCCACAACATCAGTTACGCGAAAGGCGATGGCCGACGCCCACTTCCGTAGGCGTTCGGTCTCACCTCCGCGTATAATCGTAAACACAGCTTTGCGAACGGTGCCGCCAGTGGCGATGCCGTCCACAACCCTGTGAACATTATAAGGTAACCTCCGATCTGGCTCGGGGGGCGGGAAACCCAGCCCTCCGAACGAGACCGGTAGGAACGGTTGCAGGTGTCTCTTCCGTGCGGCGGCGATAGCATCGCCCCACGCAAAAGAGACAACCTTATTAAGAAGGCGTCTGGGAACCCCGAAACCGACAAGCTCGGTCACGAGGTGCGCAGACTCAAGAATTGGTATCGAACCGGGCCGGTACTGTGGATCAACGATCCACCGAACCGGCGCGGTCCCACGCCTAATCAAACGACCCCCTGAGTAAGTGTACAGCTCCTCGCAAAAGGTGCCGCGCGACTTACACAGGAAGGTCTTATGTAAATTGAGCTTGAACCCGACCTGAGCACAAAGTGCTTGGTATCGGGACCATTGCTCATAGTTCCAATATGCGATGAGGTCGTCCCCCCGGATACAAAAGGATCCGGACGGATCGACCGTCGCCGCAATACAATAATGAGTGATCGAGAGGAGACACCAAGAAATTGGCATCCCCATCGGGCACCCCCTAGTATACTCCGACCCATCTACGACCATAGATTCGAAGACGAGCCGGGGATCAATATCAAGAAAGGAACAAAGGAGACCCAACCACGAGTGGTACATGGTGTCCGTTGCTCCAGTAAAATCGGCGCTCACTACCATCCTGCCCGGCCCGCGACGGCCGACCGGAATGGTAGATGGGCTACCATTTAAACCTTTGGCGATCTGAGGAATGCCTTGTAACGTATGATACAAGACTTTCCGGATGCCTTGAGCTTTGGCGACGTGAAGTGCGGGACTTTTGGTCACACACCTCACCTTCCACCCCCTTTCGGGAACCCCTGCCGCAACCATCCTTGCGGGTAGTTGCAGCGGGAGCTCCAAGAAATCACGGCGAGCCAGTTCCATACCGCGTTTTGACGCGCGACATGAAAACCGGAAAGCCCAACGTTGGACGTCGCCCCCTCCCATCTTCTTCTCAAAGGTAGAAGATCCGAGGGGCCTCGGTCGAATAAAATTAGTGTTGATGTTCGCTTCCAGAAAACTCCGGATGCGGCCACCCTCACGGCGATTAAATTCGAGGCAGGCAGAATGGCCGGCTACATCGTAGCCGACGGTTTTGCGCCTCTTCATTTTGTACTTTCGACAGACTGCTTGAGCGAGCTCCTGCAGTCTATCGGAGTAAATCCCTGATTCTTGGGGGTCCCTTGGCTTCTGGCAGGAAACCACGAACTCCCGAGTTTTTGCTTCTACAACGCAACCCGGGGGGCAGGGCAATGCCCTGCCGACCCGGGAGAGTTGATAAGATTGGTGAGCGTTGATCGTATACCCCTTGGGGAGTAAACGACCAAGCTCCGGAAAATCCTTCACTGAAGAGGTGAGTCCGTCAAGGGCTCGCTTCCTCAGCGAAACACAGGTGGCCTTGATCTCGGGGTAGACGGTAAGTCTTCCCCGGACCAAGGTCCGAAAACGGCGGGTTAGGAACCGAACCATCCCCGGATGGCTGGGATCAAAACCCATAAGAATATAGCAGGCAGCGAGAGAACCACATGTGGTTCTCGCGCGGCCTACTGACCCTTTAACAGGCCGGTTGTCCGGAAAGCCGACGTCTCTTTCGAGGGCGTCGGCCTCCAATGTGGCAACAAAGGTCTGAAGTGTTCCAAGTGTCATAACTTGAACCAACTTCTCCA